CCAGTGGAAATTCATATTTCTTTTTTTAAAAAAATTCTCACTGAAATGATACAATCCGACACATACTTCTTCTTCATCATGCGTTATATTGGAATAGTTATAAACGATGTTATTTGTTTCCATATAAGTAAATAAATCATAATTTATTTCGGATGTAATATATGCATCACTGTCCATTCTCCAAATATATTTGTATTTATTCATCACCGATTTATTTAAAAAATCACCCGTCCAAAATCTACACATGTGTCTATATCCCAATGGCCATTTATGAATACCATTATGGGTAATCAATACACTTTCTATATTTTTATTGTTTAATTCATCATACGTTTTAAATTTTATATTTTCAAAAATAACGTTAAAGTGAATATTATTGTTTATTCTATCTATATACTCGTCTTTAAAATTGTCTTCAACCAATATAATCACTGGGTAATTATATTTCACTAAAAAATGGGTATGTATACTATTCAGTGAACGAATGATATCATTCACATCTGAATTCGTTGACCGAAGTAAATAAACAATTGCCGAATTTGTACTAGACATTATTCTTGTATAATATTATATATTTTATATATTAAGGTCTATCCGCGGTTTTGTAGACTTCCGAAGGAGGCTACAAAACCGTGGGTAGCCTATATCCTTTTCGTGGATAAATATATTTATCCGCGAATAGAGATTAATTTTCCATGTCTATTTTAGACCTGGAGAACTACTATCCTATCTTCAAAACTTCACAATGATCTTGACATTCTCCTTTTTGATACATTTGCACGCAGAAATGGACAATTCCTCGCGCTTCTTTCTCGTCTTTCCATTGTCATTTACTATGGTGATCGTCGTGTTATCATCCTTTTCAAAAGATTGTTTACGTCTAGATATACTGTTTCGCTCATTCATATCTCCTTCGATTTGTTCATAATCTTCGGCAATGTAGTCCAAGATTTTCTGCTCAATCGCCCACTTGAAAAAGTTCAATTGACCAATCGTAGTTTCAATGTAATTCTCATTGTCAAATGGTATTGTGATTCTTTCCCATCGACAAAAGGGATCAAATCGTTTCTTGGAATACGCCTTCAACTTCAACTTGTAGTCATTGTAGACCTTGAATCGAATGGGATCGTCACCATAGGTCAAATCGTAGACAGTGTAATACTTTTTGGCATAGTTGGTGACAAACCAGTCCAAGATACGAAGGGAGATTTTACTTTCGCCATTGATAATATTCATCATCTTTTGCAGATGATCCTTGTTTTTGTAAAATTCGAGCAAATGATTCATCAAGAGATCATTTTGGGTATTGATTTTGGATGAGGTATATGTTTTGGTCATTCTATGTCCATTAGTATAGTGTCATTGTTTATTCTCTTTTTATACATAAATATATATTTCTATTGTATATGTCATCTACCCGTAATCGAAACACTCCTGGAAACTATAAACAAGAACAATGGCAATTTCAACGCCAAACTGATTATAGTATTCACCCACCTTTTGCGAATCCTTCCCAGGTTGCCTTACCGGGAGATGGTTTAGGCGGTTGTCGTATACGTAGCGGAGGTGAATTGGCTGGAAATTACAACGATATTGAAAGTATATTGTTTGGCATTGGTTCGACCAATTTGGTGAAGCCTCAACCTCCTGTCCAAGCCGAATTACGCCAACTTCCCGAGTTGAGCGTTGTGGATCGTCGCGTGCCTATGGTTATACCGGCGGACTTTGTGGTGCAAAACAATCAACGCCCGTATCCTGTATAATGTAGCAAAACATAACTCTCAGTAAAACATAACTCTCAGTAAAACATAACTCTCAGCAAAACATAACTCTAGAAAGTAATGTTTTGCAATTTTGGAATAAAAGGGAGGGGAACACGGAATGTATCTATTATAATGTTGTTCTATAACATTTATGTACGGAAGCACGCTTCGCGTGCTTCCTATACATAAAAGTGAAAGGATGGGATCATAAGGGAAACCTTGGTTTCCCTTATTATTTAGGTCATCTTCTTCACCAACCTCACATACTCATCCGAGGTTTCATTGAAATCATTGGGTCGATTCAAATACAAACACAAACACCTGTGAAAGAGCGCCAAATAATCGTACGAACACAAAACCGCCAATCCAATGGAGCGATCCATTGAAATCATTTTCGCGGCCGCGCTGTCATACAGGTGTTGAAACAGCGGATTTTCCTTGGTTTTCTCATATATGTCATCCATTGTCGATACTGCGGCGTCCGGATCAAAATCCTGCTCATCCCGCGTGATTTCATCCAAATCATCGATATTCATATCTTTGGGCGAAATCATACAAAACAAACGCCGAACGATTTGGCGATATTCCGCATCATTTGTATAGTTCAATTCTTCCACCGACGTATCATATTTTGTCCGCATCGTCGCCATTCCAAACCGCGTCTATACATTTACATCATTGCAATAATTTATATGATTTTCGAGATAAAATTGAATTGTGTCGAAATTCCTTTCGATACCATCACCCAAGAAAATATACGCGATTTCTTTGCAACCATGGAATCCGCCTCTATCCAAATTCACACCGGAGATTCCAATGAATCCATTGTTGTACCCCATCTTCTCATCCAATCTTTTAGTCAAAAAGAAGAGACATCCTTTGGCGTCCTACAAATGAAAATGAAAACGGTCCCCATTATTCGCCATCCCATTTTGCTCTATTTTATGATCGATTCTTCGGGATCAATGGATGATTTGTGCAAAGATGGTAGGACCAAGATGCACCACGTGATCAATACCATTATAAATATCATCAAATATTGCGCAAAACGTAATGCAAACGTATACATTTTAGTGGATACGTTTGACGTCGAGATCCGGTCCATTGTGTCGTCCACCCAAATTACGAAAGAAACAGAAGCTGGGCTGATTGCACGATTAAAAACGATCCAACCGGATGATTCAACGAATATTGAACTTGCACTTGAAACCGTGCGAGACCGAATCGACACCTATCGTGAATCGTTTCCGGATATTTATCACATCTTTATGACCGACGGCGAAGCCAATATCGGTGTGCAAAATCCCCACCAGTTAGCGCAAAACATCCATCCTGATTCGAATCACGTATTCATCGGTTTCGGCAATAATCACAATGTCACGATGTTGAAAACATTTGCCTCGCACAATATGAATTGCGATTACCGGTTTGTCGACAACGGTGAGAACGCAGGTATGGTATATGGTGAAATAATGCACAGCCTATTGTATCCCGCGATGAAGGATGTATCGATTACAATACTGAATGGACAACTCTATGATTGGCGAAACAATGATTGGACCTCTCTCTACCAAGAATCTTTCATTGACAGTGAAATCCTCAAAACCTATCATATTCGCTCCGATGATATCCGTGAATTGCGCGTCATTATTCAAGGCAAAACCTATGATTTTGAAAAGGGTCAGTATGTGGACATTTCGACGCAAAACCTGATGTATCTTCCCGAGACGTCGGGTTCCGAATTGTACAAATACCTCTTTCGTCAACAAACGATGGAACTCTTGGCACAATGTACGAAATCGGGCATTTCACAAAGTGCCTACAATGAGACACGCAAAGATATACGGAAATTCTTTACGACGATGCGGCAATTTATGCGTCAGCGAGGGTTACTGCACGATCCTTTTATGGCTTTACTGTGCGAAGATATCATAACGGCCTACCGTACAATGGGAACTCATTTGTGTCAAATGTATTGTACTTCGCGCCAGTCTTCACAGGGGAGACAGTCGTCTTACACTGTCCAGTATAATGATGAGGTGGACCATTACGATGACGACAATGATTCCCAGGTTGACGTGTTTGATCAAGCAACGGCAGTACCGGTAACCGCATTTGCTGCAAAACGATTCCGAAATATTCCTTTCCCGCCACCATTGATTCGTCGACAATCCAACCGATTTCACAATCCATCGATACCCGCAACACAAATGATGATAGACGAAGACGACCCGTTTGATGTAGACCCGTTGACCGTCTTTCATACGTCGAATATTTCCCCCCCGTCATTGATGAATGATGACGGACGTGAAGATGATATTGAATATCATCTTCACCCAAATTCGAATTCTACCCAATTGAATCAGACCTACTCCACTCCAGGTAGACAGCAATTGATGTCTGACTTATCACAACAGTCAACATAAGAAAAAGATCATCGAGTGATGTCAGACAATCGCCGATATTTGTACGTTAGATAGCCGAGAAATCCACCAATGATAGCCCCGACGATCACTTGCGTTGAGGTATGATTGTTTAGTTGTACCCGCTGTACCGATGTATAGATTGCCAAGACAGTGTACATCGCAGTTATACCGACATTTTGCAAAACATACCACACATAAAAAACACTAAACCATACACTTTGCGCGTGTCCGGAAGGCATACCGTATTGGTGTGTATTACCCTGTTCAAGTGTTTTTTTCGCGTGTATTTTTCCGTAGATATCAATGTGTTGATATTCGGCGGATGGTCGCGGTTCAGCGATGCATTCTTTCAATATTGCATTGATGGCTATATTCAGGATACTTCCAATGACAAATGCAAGAACAAGTGTCTTGGACGGCATCAGAAAAAGAGTCGTCAGAAATAAAATAACGGGTCCATTGTATCCGATCGATTGTAGTATTCTTTGCCACATTTGATTTTGATGGTCGTCGTTGTCCTTCTATATATTCTTCTTTAGGAAAAATCGCGTTTTGCCAAAAAGACGAGTTTTTCTTGCAAATTGTATTGGAAAATGATGAAAAAGACGGAAAAGAATCCGCCCGATTCGGACAATTCCTTTAGCCATTTATGATTGAATCCGTAGACTCCATCCAACGGAAAAGGAATGAGCGAAACCAGATTTCGCACAAGGTAGGATATGATTGCAACGGCGATGACTTGAATCAAACATTCACCGATCAATTGATATTTGTGTCGTTTGGTGTAATCTTTTCCAAACAATTTGACAAAGAACGAATCCATCAGTCCGGCAAAGAAATAGGCCAAAATGAAATAAATCACGGATACATAGACGATATCCAAGATTTTGATCAAATAAAATGGATGAAATGCTGGATAACTAACTCCCGGTTTCATTGTTGATGTCCTTTGTATAGAATAGAGAAACAAAACATTGTTTTGCAGAAAAATTGAATTAAAATGAACGGTTCATACAAGGTGTATAAAGCGTCCGCAAATAATATAACCTATTGTTATACCTTGGTCAATCGAAGCAAAATGATTATTCCGGTGAAATGTTTTACGTGTGGATGCGTCTTGGCCGACAAATACCGATTTTATCAAGAAGAAGTGCGAAAGCGCAAGATACAAAAGGGTCTTGCCTTGGATCGCGTGGTATATTTGACCAAGGAAAATATGGACAAAACCCCCGAGGGAGAAGTTTTAGACAAATTGGGGTTGGTCAATGTCTGTTGTCGGCGACATATGTTGACTCACGTCGACATTGAATAACCCACCCATCTCACGAACGATTATATGTTCATACTCTATACAAAAAAAGACAATGGCCAAACGGACTCGAAAGAATAGAAGGATGCGTGTAAAACGAACAAAATCTATCAAGGGGGGTGCGGTTTTCAATCAAACGATGGATTTTGCTAAAGTGTCCGGAGGTACAGACAATGCATTTAACAACTATGGAGGCGATGTATCGCGCGCTCCATTTTACCAAAGTTCGCGTCTTTTTCTTGGAGGAAAACGTAGACCGTTGAAAAAGAGAATGTCCAGACAAATGGGTAAAATGCGTGGTGGGGGAAGTGGATTTGTCCCCGACCCTCTAGGTTCATTTTTAGGACCAAACCAATTGTCCAATCCGGTATTCGCGTTTGGAACACTTCCGGGTGCAAGTTGGATTTCAAAAGAGTTGTCGGGTCTAGGAAATATAGGTGGACCCACCACAACCTACAACCCAAATGGACCGATTCCTCCGTTGGTATAATGGTCGATGATGGCGGAAGTTTAGCAAAACTGATTCTTGGATTTCCATTGTTGTAGGACGCATTATTCATACGAGTTATGACGTGAACACAAAATCTAGTCTTATTACATAGAATGGCCATATCCGGATTTCGTAAATTATGTACACCGTCTTACATTTATTTAGTCATATCGATGATTGCGTTAATCGTTATGGTTTATCAAAATATGGGCAATATGAACACGTATTGTCTTGGTTCCTACACGTGTAATGTTTACAGCACATCGATGATCTTTGTGATCAAGGCGATTTATATTCTCTTTTGGACGTGGGTTCTGAACCTGATCTGTAAATCGGGTTCGCCGGGCATTGCTTGGTTTGTCTTATTGCTGCCTATTATATTGATGTTTGTCTTTATTTCTCTATTGTTCGTTACGTCTGCGTAATCTCTTTTTGTGGGATACTCATTTTCGTTTTATTTCAAAAATGAGTATTACTTTTTATGTATTTACATTATATAAACAACCAACTATGGACTTGAGTTTTAAATGGAGAAATACTTCTGTGAGTATGAACAATTCGTTGGGATTGAACAACATCATTCACGACGTTTATGCGAATGATCAGGCAAAATATGAATTGCTTGATGTATCTAAACTCGTAGATAACAATGTCGACCCAAATAATTTAGTGAATTTAGAAGATAGAAAAATTCGCAAAAAACCAAAACACCAAGGTGTTGCAAAAACATCTTCGGCTCCCGCGAAAATCAATATTTTCAAACCAAAATGGTAAAAGGACGTTTTGCAAATCGTTCAATTTTGGAAATGGTGAATCGCCCGGTTTCAACGGATCCTAGTTTAGCAAAAATAACAAAATTTCACTTGAGTGCGTATAATTTCGTTGACGAATCATTTGTCAACGAAAAGGATATTGGTATTGGGATATCGGTACCCGTGGATCAATTTCATTCAACTAGAATAGATAATGTATGTTTACATCTAGAACAATATAATATGTCTTTAGCACAATATCTTCTTCTTTTTTTTGATATATTTTATCTGTTGTATATTATATAAAATGTCGTCAACTACTTACCAGCGTGATAGTTCACTCGACAAGTATACTGTTCTTTCATCGTTCGATGCCGGTTTTTCTACAACTGAGAAAAGTATCGTCCAGGCTCTTGTCCAGAAAGACATTTCTGGCAACATTTCTGGCAACACGTACAGATCTCCCAACACGGGTTCCGAATGGAACGTCAAACAAATTGATTCTACACTTGTGAATACCAGTGCACCATTCAATTACCCCAGTGCAACTGTCACCGAGAGCTCCGTTATCTACTCCGAGTTTCAACCCGACGACGTTAGTTACAATTTCTACACAGATACCAGTATCAATGCATTGAACAGTCCTTGCATATTTACCTCCAAAAAAACCAGCTCGGTTTTTTATGACTCGAACTATGTATTCGATTTGAGTTATGTTGCTGATTGCAGTGATAACAAAGTTGGAGATACAGCCACTGCCACATTTGATCTAACTGATAATAAAATCAATATGCAATACGCCGTACAATCGAGATACAACACCAAGCTGAGTGATATTAGTAAAGATCTGAATTATTTTACAAATATTCCCCAAGATCCGATGGCAATCAGCCAAGATTCTAGTTTCAATACAACCAAGGCTCTTGGTATGCAAGGTTATGTTGACGATACCTCCTATAATTCTATGTGGGCAGACATTTCAAATAATGTCACTGGTGAGGTGAAATTCAATATGATTGATGCTTCTTACCAGCCAAATCCTAATGGTTTACTTATTACAAAACGTAATGACTACTCATTTGAGGTGAATAATGATGTTGGCATTTTCAAAATCGTGACAGAAAACGGTTCAGTAAATACAATATCTACGTCGGAGGCATATGATGGCAATACATACACGGATCAGAACATACTGAAGGGGCCGATTTTCAACGAAGGTGCTACAATAGCATTCGATTCTTCCAAAAATGATTTACTCCTGCCAGACATAACCAACACAAACACATTCAAAACTTTATTTGACAATCCTAGTTCTGAAATTGGTGACGGATACACTTTCACAGTAGACATTTCAACCAACGTTGGTAGTGGATATAATGTGATGGATGCGAATGATCTTGTCCATTCTGAAAATAACGAGAATCTCTTGGATAACTTGTACTATATGAAAAACTATGTGGACAAAACCCACAATATCACACTCTCCAACTCGAACGGTACCACACCGATTAAGATCGATACTTCTTCTAACGGATATCCCGGTGACGCCAATTTAATTACGATTGATTTGAGTATGGGTGAGGTTTTGGATTCTTCTCATAACCAGAATGGT